GTAAGCAATGACTCATTGTAGTCTAATCTACTTTGAGAAATAGTGGTAACTACTGATGGAGTAGAAAAGGTATTACTCATTTATTGTTCTCTCTTATACTACCCAAATATTTATCCAACGTATTTGTAGTAGAAAAATTCTGCACTCTGTCAAAAAATACTAAGTGTTTGGCATATTGACTGCCTATAACGGACTTGCCTTTCCAATCTGATCCTACAACCATAACATCAGGGCAGTAATTTTTAATTATAGATTCTAGTTCAGCATCATTGCTGAAAGCAGTAACTGAGTCTACAGGCTTTAAAAAGCTCATAATGTGCAGTCTAGTAACTAAAGTGTTAACCGGACGGCTAGGCCCTTTTTTGGAAGATACTCGATCATCAGTATCTAGAGCTACTAATAACGTATCACCTAAGCTCCTAGCATGAGCTAATAGTTGCAAATGTCCTGAGTGTAAAACATCAAATGTGCCGTTAACAAATACTTTTATCATAGAAACCTTGTGGGATAGCTTTATCGTTATAACAATTTTAACTAATTTATGTAACTTAGTCAAAACAATTTTTAAAAAAGTATTGGACAGGAGTTGAATATCAATAAAAATGCTATGTTAGTAAGATACTAACATAGCATAATCATTTATAATAAGCAAGGCTAAACTTATTGTGGTACTAGACGTATCATTTTCCAGCTAGAGTTCCAAAGATAAAAACGATTGGTAGATTTTACATAAGCTCTACTACCAATAGTTACATTGCTAGTAGGCAGCTCATTTGAATTATCATAAACCGTTACCCCAGCTCCTCCGGTTGAAGAACTAAATTCAATTCTAGCATTAGCACTTACATAAGTAAGCACATCGCCATCGCTAGCTCCTTGAGTTAAAATTAAAGATGGATCTACTGTTTTCATGTTAACTTCCTATAATGTATTCGCGAATAAATCCATAAGTAGAATCGCCAACATAAAGCCTAGTTCCGTTATAGTTCAAGGCTATACCGCCCACACTCCATGAGCTAGGTAGTTGAAGTTGTCTTGTAAATGTAAGAGAAGATACGTTCCAAGGAGTGCTTAGTGCGTACTCAGACACTCTGTTATTAGTAACGCCTCTAACATATAGTCTACTTCCGTCAGGTTTAAAAGTTAAATTTGTAGGAGCGGTATCTTGAGCAGAAATAGACTGTGTACGAGTAAAAGTTGCGGTTGAAATATTCCACGGAGTGGAAAGGGTGTATTGATTTATATCATCACCCGCAGTACCCATTACATACATATAAACGCCGTCGTCACTAAAAGCCAGTGCTGCCGGAGCAGTTTCTTGAGTAGCAACTGAAAATTCGTTTATAAGTACACTAGTTGATACTGTCCAAGGTTTAGCTAGTTTATATTGATAAACTTTATCTTCGGTAGCGCTAAGAACGTATAAATAGTACCCATCTGAAGATAGCTTTATGCTATCAGCAGCTCCACCAGGTCTTGGTACGTTTAGCGCTGTTTGCAACGATATGCTAGTTAAATCCCAAGGAGTTAGTAAATCATACTCTAAAATTGTAGTTCCAGATTCTGCTACAAATAGTTTAGTTCCATCAGGCTTAAAAATTATATCATCCATTGCAGGACCTGCATTTAAATAAGCATTCTTAGCTACAGAAACTGAATTAGCATTACCGAAAGATATTCTAGAGTCTACATTGGATATAGGAAATTTTAAAATTCTGTCTAAGGTGTTATCAACTGTAAATATAGAATTACCTTTTATGCTAATATCATAATAATCAGCAGCATTAGTATATGGATGTAGCCTTGTAACGTAAGGATGTTTAGCTGAATATAAATTGTAAGGTTCTTCTAGTGTAAGTCTATATAAAGAAGTGCTAGTAGCTGTATATGCGTATTTACCGTTAGAACTATAAGCTAATCCTCTGGGCGAGCCTAAATCTGAGCGTTCACTTACTTGATATAAACCTCTAGATTCTATTGGTCTAGCAGGAATTTTTATAGACGATATATCATACGCAGTTGAAAGGTCAACAGGGTATATGGACGCGGTCTGTAGGTATAAAGTATCTCCATTGCTGCTAAATTCTATGCCACTAGCTACGGAAGTGTCTATGTTATAGTAATCTGTGTGCACAATTTTTTCTATAGAAGATAAATCATAGGCTATATTTAAATAAACAGCATATAAATATTCTACAGCTCCCGATTCATCAGATCCTATATATAAAATTTTACCGTCTGCAGAGAATTTTAATAGAGAAATAAGTGCAACACCGCTTGCTACGTTAGGCTGATCAAACATATAATATTTAGTATACGTTGCTGTAGTCACGTTCCACGGTGTAGATAGAGTATATTCATTTATTAGATAGCTTATAGTGCTTCCAGGAGCTACATACATTTTAGTTCCTATATCGTTAAATGTCACCGCTCTAGGACTGCCCGCAGTAGCTGCTAAAGATAACGCGGTATTTGAGCTAATAGAATCTAAATCCCAAGGATTGGTTAGAGTATATTGATGAATAGCTGAAGTACTACTTTCTGGTAGGTATACATTAGCTCCTGTTGGGCTTATAAAAACATCTTGTATTGTAGCACCAGGCAGTCTTAATGTTTGAGACCTATAAGCGCTGCTAAGAGCCCAAGGAGTAGATAGTTTGTATGTGTATGTTCTACTACCATCTATTACGTATATCTCAGTGCCATCTTCACTTAAATCTATACCTTGTGGTGTGAGTGTGTCAGACGCTAAGGAAAAAGTATTAGAATGAGCAGCACTTGCGATATCCCAAGGAGTACTAAGTGAATATTCTAATATGTTATCATGTGTTGCACCGGTTACATATAGCTTAGTGCCATCAGGTTTTAATCTAAAATGATTAGTAGATCCTGACATTCTATTTTGATCTACTAGTAGACCTGGAAGATATGCAGAGTTTAAATCCCAAGGAGTTCGTAGGAAAAAAGGTATTACTCTATCTCCAGTTTGACCAAGTATATAAAAATATTCACCAGTAGGATTAAAATATATGCCTTGAGTGCTTGAATCACTACCATATATAGGATTCCAAGTATATTGGTATGTAATAGTTGCTACGTTCCATGCTTCGCTAAGGGTATAATTGTGTACTTCATAAGAGGTGCCTGTCATATATAAATTAGCACCTGTATTGCTAAATTGCATGGAAGTTGGAAGAGTGGCTTGAGATTGTGTTCGCAATCTAACAAATGATGCTGTAGTAATATCCCAAGGAGTGCTTAGAGTATATTCATTAAAATCATCACCAGTCTGACCAATAATATACATACGAGTTCCATCAGGCTTAAAGTCTACTGAAGTTGGTATAGTTTCCTGATTAGATAAAGGGAAAGAGCTTGCAAACACAGCAGAGTTGACACTCCAATCAGTAGACATATTATACCTATGTACAGCATCACTAGTAGTTCCTACTACGTAAAAAGCATTTCCACTAGGAGTAAAATATATTCCTCCTGGAGTAGTTTCTTTACCACTTACTAAAAACGTAGTGGTAAAACTAGCGGTATTTGGATTCCAAGCTTGACTTAACTGATACTCATTTACATCGTCTCCAGCAGTTCCTATAATATACATACGAGTACCGTCGTCTCTAAAATATAACTCTGTAGGATCTGCTTCTTGAGGAGCTACTGAAAATCTTCTGTTACGTGAATTAGTTGTCATAGTAGCTAAGTTGTTAGGAGTTGGCAGAGAAAACTGTGTTATTACTGGCTCCGTTCCTAGTTCAAACAGAGTTCCAAATGCGTACACATTTGAACCGTCGGGACTAAGTTGAATGTTTCTAGGATTAGCAAAGTTATTAGCTGACGCGTTTGCTGTAAAAGTATAAGCTGCTACAAACGTAGGAGAATCAATGTTAAAAGGAGCGCTAAGAGTGTATTGATTTATATCATCTCCAGCGTCTCCTACTACATACATTGTGGTTCCGTTAGCGGAAAGCTGTACTCCGAACGGGTTAGTTTCTTGAGCTGTAGTTGAGAATGCAACATTAGCGCTACCAATTAGAGTAGCATTAGAAACATTCCAGCCTTGAGCAAAACTTAAATTAAACTGTATGTTTGCATTTGCACTATAAAGTCCGTCGCTAGCAAAAAAGTCTATAGCAAATAAACCATCATCTACCGAGTTTGTAGACGGGGTGATAGTAAATACATTAGCTGAATTAGTTATAGTTGTATTGCCTAACACACCACTAACTATGTTGTACCCCCAGCTAAGAGGTATGTCTTCAGGATCTGAAGAGATAAACGAAATTGTGGTTGCTGCGCCGTTAGATGCTAGATAATAGATCGGTAGATAATTAGTTAGCGCACTCGGAGGAGTGTTAACTGTAGAAATTTGTTGCCAAACGTTATTAACAGTCCAAATATATAAACTATCTGTAGACTCTACATAAGCTTCTGATCCAATAGAGATACCAGTATTAGGGAGTACCAAAGCATTGGCATACACAGTAACTCCGCTACCACCGCCAGCTGCAGAAAAACTGATACTGTTACTAGTAGCGCTATAAGCTAACACTTGACCATCTGTAGCGCCGTCGGTTGAAATAAATGAAGGACTAATACGTTTAATTTCCATTATGTTATTCTCTCTTTAAGGTTTTGTAGGCCAAGATACAGACCAAATGCTAGGCACGTCAACTAAATTATAAATATCACGCAAACGTTGACGATAGGTAAGCCAGCCTTCAGATACTGCAGTTCCAGTTTCTTGGGCTTTTATAACTACATAGTCGCTTTCAACCAATCGTTTCTTACACTCTTCACGGATCGAGATGATTTGAGTGTTCGTCTCGCCTTCATTAGGATCACGGATTGTCCAAGCATTATCAGTCCAGTCAATTCGCTGAGGAAACTGCACTGACGGTTTATTTGGCGCAGCAATATATCCAGCTTCTATCAACTCTTCTGTGCTATAGTTATAATTTGTACGACTCTGCCCATTTTTAAGTATAATACGGGCTGGAGGTGGAGACGGAGTCTCTCCGGGTTTGTAATATAATGTCATAATTTCATCCTAAGTTAATTTCAAATACTCTGTCGTGCCCTGTTCCAACTAGATAAAGTTTGGTACCGTCTGTTTTAAAATCTAGTCCAGTTGGAAGATGCTCCAAATAACCTATATACAATCTTTTTATAAAAGTAGCCGTAGAAATATTCCAAGGAGTACTTAAATCATATTGGTACACACTTCCCGAACTAGAAGTATCTAGTCCTCCAATAATATACATTTTTAAACCGTCAGGTCTAAAAGCTATATCTTGTGGTGAAACATCTTGAGCAGATACTGATAATAGCCTAACAAAGCTAGCTGTAGATATATTCCAAGGAGTGCTTAGAGAGTATTCATTAACCTCGTCACCTGCAGCTCCTACTATATACATTATAGTACCGTCAGGTTTAAAAGTAATACCGGTTGGAACAGTTTCTTGACCACTTACAGAAAAACTACGCACTAACGAGGCAGTAGAAATATCCCAGGCAGTACTTAAACTATACTCACGAATAGTGTCATTAGTAGATCCTACCATATACATTGTAGTGCCATCAGGTTTAAAGTATAGCCCTCCAGGAGATGCATCTTCTGCTGCTACAGAAAAAACTTGTAAATAAGTAGCACTAGAAACTAACCATGGAGTGCTCAGTGTGTATTGATTGATATCATCACCAGTCTGCCCAACTACGTACATATTGTACCCGTCTGGGCTAAAATTTACTGTTTGAGGGGTAGTGTCTTGAGCGTTAACAGAAAAACTAACTGCTTCATCTGCTGGAGAAGCCAAAACCCAAGGAGTTGGTAATGAATATTGAAAAATACTTGATGCACCCCCTATATACATCGTAGTACCGTCAGGTTTAAAGTCTAATCCTCGGGGAACAGTGAAAGATGCTCCAAGTGGATTTCTTACTTTATATAAATATTGATAAGTAGCAGTACTTATGTCCCATGGAGTAGAAAGATAAAATACACTCACTCCTACCAAGGTTTCACCTAATAAGTACATAACAGTTCCATCACTATTAAATTTTATATCGTGTGGAGTTGTTTCTCCTATAGCTGCAAATGAAAAATTTGTAACAGTACTGGCAGTAAATAAATCAAATGGTACACTCAAAGAATATTGTCTTATAGTTTGAAATCTTATTGCATATGCGTTTGTACCGTCAGAACTAAATGTGATATATTTAACATCTCCAAATAATGAACTAGGTAAAAATCCATATGTAGCAGTAGATATATTCCAAGGAGTAGTTAAGTAGAATTCAAAAGTACGACCGCTACTAGTTCCTGACAAAAACATTTTTGTACCATTACTATTAAATGATATACCGCAGGGAGTAGCGTCAATACTAATAGCTAAAGATATGCTTGCGTAGGAAGCAGTAGATATATCCCAAGCAGTACTTAAGCTGTATTGATATATAGCGTTGGTAGTATCTCCAGTAATATACATGCGAGTTCCGTCAGAGCTAAATTCTACACCACTAGGAGACGTATCCTGTGCACTTACAGAAAAACTTCTTACAAAGCTAGCTGTAGACAGATTCCATGCAGTGCTTAGAGAAAACTCACGTACTGCATCACCAGTAGTTCCTACTACGTACATCTTAGTTCCATCTGGTTTAAATGTTACTCCTGTAGGAGTCGAGTCACCTACGCTTACTAGTCTAGTAAAACTAGCCGTAGATATGTTCCAAGCAGTGCTGAGAGTATATTGATTTACATCGTCCCCTGATTGACCCATTACATACATATAAATACCGTCATCACTAAAAGTAATACTTCTTGCACTTGCCTCTTGAGCGCTAACACTAAAAGTTGTAACTGCTCCAGTAGCACTAGCTAATACAAAAGCTGTAGCTAATGGAAATTGACGAACTGTATTGTCATTAGGAGATATTGTATACCAATTTAAACCATCAGGGCTAATATAGTTATCTGTTTGAGGAGCGGTAAACGCTGAACTATTACCAAAAACGCCTGTAGAAACGAGCCACGGAGTAGTTAAATAATAGCAGTATTGACCGGCAGCGGCAGTATCACATACTGTAAGCAATACTCCATTAGCATTAAAATTAATACCTTGTATAGCGCCTGATTGGCCAGCTGCAAATGTGCCTACTGAAGAAGCTGTAGTAATGTTCCAAGCAGTGCCTAATGAAAACTGAGTTATGTCGTCGCCAGTAGTTCCATGGACGTATACAGCAGTTCCATCTGGTTTAAAAGTGAGACCTGTTCCTGAAATTTCTTGGGCACTGAAGTCGTAAGTGCTAACAGGCAATGCTGTAGTATTAATTAAATAAGTTAAATCCCAGCCCTCATAATATCTAGGAAATTTACCATACAGTTGATTGGTGCGTAGTTCTTCAGCGCTCCAAACTCCAGGAGCGACCCTATTAGTAGGCTGGTTACTAGTACCAATAACCCCTCCGTTTAGCCTCATGCGATCACCTCATAAGAACATACGATTTGTACGTTTGCATTAGAAGAAGCTGCGCAGCTTAATGCATCTCCTTCTTGTAAGTATAGTGTAGAGTCTTTTGCGATAACAACAACTGTAGCATTGAACGGAACAGTGATATTTCTAGCAAGCGAATAGTTTGTACCGCTTCTAACTATGTCTACAGTTACGTCCATATCAGATGCATCATTTAAATTAGATGCAAATAGTGAGTTAATTTTGTAGATTTGATTACTTGCCGCAGCGTTTTGAACTACGTTAGCATTGGCGGTAGTAGCAGCTAAAACGGCAGTCTCTCCGTATATTGTCGTTACGTTTACTATATTTGGGTTTGCCATTTTATCCTCCGAAAATCATAGCCATAGCAATGGCTTTACCTGTGGTTATTCCGCCGCCACCTCCGCCACCTACATTGGCGTTTAGATAGGCAAAAGTATTATAAATATTTGCAGTTAGCGTATCATAAGTTGTATAGTCATTAGCATTTAGCCATGTGTTAGCAGCATCTCCGCCGCCTACAATATGCCTAACTTCTACTTCACGACCTGCAGGTAATGGAGCAGTGTTATTAAATGTTAGAGTGGTACCAGATACTACGTAATCATCATTAGGATTTTGTACAATACCGTCTAAAGACACTATAATGTTGTTAGCGTCGCTAACAGTTTTAGTTAGTGTGAACGTGTTAGTAGTTGAGATCGTATACTGGTCACTTATTATATTAACCGCTGAATTTCCAATACCGCCTAGTCCAACATTTGCAAATAGAGTTGCATAGGTGTTGTAAATGTTTGCTGTTAGGGTTGTATAACTATTATAGTCGTTAGCATTGACCCACGCGTTAGCTACATCCCCACCACCGCCTCCGCCTACATTGGCGTTTAAATATGCAAAGGTGTTATAGATGTTAGCTGTTAGCGTTGTAAAACTGTTATAGTCGTTTGCACGTGCTGAAAGTAGTGTTGTGTAGTCATTTGCATTAACCCAAGCATTTCCAGCAGATGAAATAGTCAAGTTAGCTGTAGCAGTTAGCACAGATCCCTCTACTACTTCTATACTAAACCAAGAAACTAACTCTACAGAAATAGTTCTTGAGTTATCGGAAAATGCTTGTAGTACAAAATAATCGCCCTCTACTACAGATACTACAGGTGTTATCGCTATACCGTTATCGGCACCTGTGGACTCAATATCTGTTTCAGTTGTATAACTTATAGCAGTATTCGCATTTTTTAGAATACGAGTAATAAGTTGGCCTATGGCACTAGTTCCAGCGACAGATCCTGCAAGTTTTACTTTAGTGACTCCAGCTGGTATAGTAAATCTATCTGCAACTGTAGTAAAGCTATTAGTATCATAAACAACACTATCATACCCCGTAAGAGTAGTCCAAGAAGCAGTTCCTAAGCTTTGAGTAACATTGGTAGTCTTTAAAGCACCACTAAATACTGGAGTGATAGAAACTGTATTAGTAACATTTCCGCCGCCTACACCCAGATTTGCAAATAAGCTAGTATAAGTATCATAAATATTAGCTGTTAGCGTTGTGTAGCTATTGTAGTCATTGGCTGTTAGAGTAGTATAAGTATTATAAAGATTAGACTCATCACCACTACCGCCTGAAGCTGCTTTCCACTCTATCTTAGAGTTAGAAGCTACATAAGTAAGTACATCCCCGTCAGAGGCGCCATTTGACTTTAATAGTTCAGGGTTTATTCTATATATACTCATTCAATTTCTACCCAAGCTTGGCTTTCTTCATGCCATTCATAGCGCTTTTGCGCCGGATTTATTACTGGAGGTTCGTAGCAGCAAAGTTGCTCATTAAAGCTCCAAGACGGAAAACCTACTTGCGCCCAAGAAGCCTTTACCTCATCTTGTTTTAGTTTCTTTTCTTCATCAGTCATTTGTACTACATGATACTGTTGAGTATAATAGTCGTCTACTTTTACGTAGGTATATCCGTCTAGCTTTTCATACACTCCTAAATTTGGAGTTGGAGTAGGTATAAACTTTGCATAACCGGTAGGTAAGGCATTAATACTAGCTTTAGGGTACATCATCTTTAAATTATCCAATAGCATTGGATCTGAAATCGTATTGCCGCTATCATCTATTTTAATTACTAAAAGACTCATTCGTCTGCCACCCTAGTTGAAGGAAATGTTCGCAAGTCTCCGGGGAATATTATTCTTACAGCGCCAGACCCTCCAGTAGAAGCTAGGCCGGTGCCATTATCAAAAGAACCTCCGCCGCCTCCGCCAGGAAAACCACCATCTCCACCCTTAGATCCTGATGCAGTACTACCATTACCAGCTGATCCAGAAATAGCAGGATTAGTGTTGCTATATAAAGTAGCGCCACCCCCGCCGCCGCCAGTTGTATTTTCTTGACCTGCTCCACCAGCCCCACTACCATTACTAGCAGTACCGGCAGGAATATTTGCACCGCCTCCTCCACCACTACCATTAGAACCATTCAACCCTGTACTATATAGAGAAGCACTTGCTTGAGACCTGGACCCATTACCTCCGGCACTGTCATAGCCGCCAGCACCTCCACCACCGCCACCGCCGTCCCAAGCCGCTCCACCGCCGCCCCCAGCACCGCCTCCAGTAGAGGCACCTATAGGCGTGTTAGTAAAACTAAATGCTCCTCCAACAGCACCTGGAATAGCATTATAGTTACCACCACCTTGACCTCCACCAGCACTTATGACAAAAGAACCCACAGTTACAGTAGTATTGCCCCCACTTTCAGCACGAGTATTTTTACCGTTTCCTGCAGAACCGCCTGCTCCTACTACTATACTAACATTAGATAAGGGTGTAACAGCTACATTATTAGCATAGGCTAGAGCACCACCACCTCCGCCACCACCACCGCCATCTCCAGTGTTGCCGTCGTCGCCAGCTCCGCCACCGCCTACAGCTACAATAGAAAGTGAATATATATTAGGAGGAACTGTAAAAGTATAAGAGCCAGCTGAGCTATATACTACCTGATCAGGTACTCCAGATAGTAAAGGCCAGGATGAGGTTCTACTATTAAGCTCAGCTTCTCTTAATGACCACATTCCAGTAGCAACTCTAGTGTTAGCGGTAACAATATTGCCAATAATTCCACCATTTTGCATTAAACAATCTCCACCACAACAGCAGTAGCATGAACTGTAGAGTTAGTGTTAGACCTAGCTTCAATAGTGTCTCCAGCTTCTAGAGCTAAAGGAGCGTTTTTAGTTAGAACTGTTAAAGTAGAATCTGCAGGTACTGCAATAGTAGAGGCTATAAGAGTAGGCACGTTAGACGCAGATGAATCTCTCCACTGCACTGATATATCTTGAGTGTTAGTACCATCTATGTTAGCAGCTAACAACGAAACTATCATTGCAGTAGTACCTGGAGGACAAGTATACAGCGTTTGATAACTAGAAGTTAGATTTGATCGAGCATTTTTTAATGTTTCTGTCATTATTTTATCCTAAAGCGAAGGTTTTTAAGTATGTAGAGCCCCCACTACTTCCACCAGCTGAGGTAGCTAGTGCTGAAAGAGAACGTACTCCTAAAGTTGTTACTGGGATAGGAGTTGTATTAGCAATAGTAAGAGTAGTACCTGATATCACATAAGAATCACTATGTTGTAGTACGCCGTCTAAATAAACTAGTAGTGCTTCTTCTGAAGTTATAGATCGAGATAGAGTGAATACGTTAGTACTACCGTCTACCTCAAATTTTTCTGAATATACATTTGCTAATGATGTATAAGTATTATATAAGTTTGCAGTGACATTGTCAACATTAGAACTTACAGAATTTAGATTTGCTTGTAATGTTATATACGTAGCATAATCATTAGCATTTACCCAAGCGTTAGCTACATCACCGCCGCCACCGCCTACGTTAGCATTTAGATAAGCAAAGGTGTTGTAAATATTAGCTGTTAACGTAGTAAAGCTATTAAAATCGTTTGCACGCGTATCAAGTAGAGTATTGTACGTATTAGCTGTTAACGTTGTAAAACTGTTGTAATCGTTAGCTTGTGCAGATGCTAGCGTAGCGCCATCATTAGAAAGAGCGCTTAATAGCGTAGCACCATCATTAGCCGTTAAAGTAAGATAACTAGTATACGTATTAGCTGTTAGCGTAGTATAACTGTTAAAATCATTAGCTTGAGCTGTTAACAACGTAGCGCCATCATTAGCTTGTGCAGCCAATAGTGTATTATAAGTATTAGCAGTTAGGGTAGTAAAGCTGTTATAGTCATTAGCTTGAGCTGCTAGCAACGTAGCGTAGTCATTTGCGTTAACCCAAGCATTAGACGCATCCCCACCGCCACCTACATTTGCATCTAGATATGCAAAGGTGTTGTATATATTAGCCGTAAGAGCGGTGTAGCTGTTATAATCATTAGCTGTTAGTGTAGTATAGGTATTATAATCATTAGCCTGAGCAGATAATAAAGTTGCGTAATCGTTAGCATTTGCCCAAGCATTAGAACCCGGGCGAAACTCTACAGCATTATTCGCTGCACTAAATACAAGAAAATCACCATCAACGGCGTTATTAGTCTTAATAAAGGAAGGGCTTACTCGTTTAAATTCCATGTTCTAATTCTCTCATATTTTTTTGTTTTAGTCAAAAAATTAATTCTATAATTAAGCTAGTATTAAGCTTATATTATACAGTTGTTTCTGCTTGAGTAGATGAAGCTGCGTCTACGTTAGTACTAGGGAAGGATCGGCCTTCGCCCCAAATAATTCTAACGGCTCCATTACCGCCATTATTACCGTTATTAGTATCACCACCGGTTCCGCGTGCGCCGCCGCCACCACCCCCTCTAACTCCTGCAGCAATACCAGTAAAATTGTAAGCGGTTGTACCTCCAGAACCTCCACCACCTGAGCGCGAACTCGAGATTCCTGCAGCTCCAGAAGTTCCTTGACCGTAGATTCCTACTCCTCCGCCATTTCCAGGGTAGTCAGCAGCACCAAACGACGCTATACCGCCACCCCCTCCTCCACCATTACCAGCAGCACCTGAAGAACCCCCAGCTCCTCCAGCTCCCGAATAGCCTCCAGCCCCACCTCCGGCTCCTCCGTCGCCAGAACTGCTAGAATCAGAATTGTTACCCCCAGCTGAACCTATACCTCCAGCACCGCCCCCATCTCCAGCAAACGATCCGCCAGTTGCTATTCTAGAGCTTCCACTAAATACCCTGTTCCATCCGTTATGACCACCTTGCCCGCCAAGACCGGCAACTGTAGATGTGTCTATAAAAAAAGAATTACCCCCAGAAGCTGCTGAACTAGCACCTCCAGCGCCTACTACCACAGTATATTGATTACCAGGTATAACAGCTATGTTATTCTTCCAACCAAGACCACCGCCTCCGCCTCCGCCGCCAGAACGTGGAAACTCATTATTAGGAAATCCTGGTCTGTTGCCGCCAGCTCCACCACCGCCAACTGCAACTACACAAACAGAAGTTACTCCTGAAGGGCAAGTCCATGAATAAGTTCCTGGAGTGCTATATAATACCCCAGAAGGTACAGGTGGAAAAGACAAGCTGAAAGAGCCTGTTGCACTAACTGCACCTGTAACCCCATCAGTAGCACTGAAAGTTAATTGAAAAGTTCCTGCATTTGCTTCATTAGTGCTAGGAGTAATTGTAAATATGTTACCTGTTTGAGTTACTGATGCGGTATTACCGAGGCTGCCGGATGTTACTGAGTAGCTCCAAGTAAGAGGAATATCTTCTGGGTCACTAGATACTGCTGTAACTACTGTAGCATTTCCTGCCCTATCTAAAGCGTAATTAGCATTAACGCCAGAAATAGCTGAAGGTTGAGTGTTTACAACAGTAGCAATTTTATACCATCCTGATCCTGTATAGATATATAGATTTTTATTAGACTGAACAAGCGCTTGATCACCTGCAGTCATACCTGTTTGGGCGACTAAAGCGTCCATATCAGCTAAATTAAGAGTAGAAGATCCACCACCAGAAGATAGTATCGCTGCAAATTCTGAGTCTGCACGCGCAGTCTCTACTGAATTTCTATATTTTATGCTTCTATAGTTTGGCATATTAAACTTCTCCTAGTATCCAGCCATAAGTCGAATTTGAATATATTAAAGTAAACGCAGCTGCATTAGAAGATACTTCTAAGTTACTACTGCTACGTTGAATTTTTTCTCCATTACCCACAACTGTTAACTGATTAATTTCACTCAATCCTGCCACATCTATAATACGAATCTTATTTCCTAGAGTTGGTGAGGCGGGCAGAGTTACTACAATTGGAGATGAAGTAACGTCAACAAAATACCCATTACCTACAGATAGAGTCTGGTTAGAGGTTATAATAGTCCAGGTTTCTGTAGAGCCATTGGAAATGCTAGTGCCATTTATATGACGAACTTCTACCTCAGTTCCAGAAGGTATAGGAGCTGTATTGTTTATACTAAGTGTTAACCCAGACACTACATAATCATCATTAGGGCTTTGAACTATACCATCCATAGATACTAATATATTATTAGCATCCACAACACTTTGAGTTAGAGTAAAAATATTAGAAGTTGTTACAACGTACTGATCGCTAACAAGATTAGCTGTTGCAGTATTACTACCACTACCTATATTGGCGTTTAAATATGCAAAAGTGTTATATATGTTAGCTGTTAGGGTGGTAAAGCTATTATAATCATTAGCCGTTAAGGTAGTAAAGCTATTAAAATCGTTTGCTTGTGCAGCTAATAGTGTGTTGTAAGTATTAGCAGTTAGGGTAGTATAAGTATTATATAAATTAGCTACGTCGCCTGCTATTGTTTTATTTTCAAAACGAGAGTTAGCTGCTACCCAAACTAATGACTGCCCATCTGCAATTGAAGCAGTGTACACGTCTTGAAGACCATTCATTTTGTCTGCGTAGGTAGGACGAACAAATAGTTCACCTTGATTCACACTTTTGGTAACTACAATAGCTACCGTAACTTTATTATTAGGAGCTATAGGAGCTGTGTTCATCATAGTCCCAGGCACCGCTGGATTTAGATAAAGTATATCACCCTCACTAAACATAGATGTGTCGATGCCGCGAACTTTACCAAATGATGTAACATATCCTTCTGCTTGATCTGGTATGCTGTGAGCTGTAATTCCCATAACATAGTCAGAAGGAAATGTTCCATTTCCTATAGCTGGAGAAATTAAAATGGATCCACTATTACCTACAGTACCGTTAGCCATAACCACAGTATTAGCAGGAATAGTGAATCCAGTTTTATTTATTACATAATAAAAACTATCTTGAAGTAAATGACCTTGAAGAGTGTCTGTTAACCCAAGAGATAGGGAGCCTTCAGTATTAGCCCAAGCTAAAGAACCACGACCAGGCTCAAACTCTTGAGTGTCTACAAAACTTATTGAGTTTACAGATGTGATAGAGTTGGAGATGAACGCATCACCCCCAACTACAATACCTTGTTTTACTCGAAAATCTTTATCTGCCATCTGTTCCCTATCCCTAGACGACTACTGCTGTATTAAACTGTTAAAGTATGTCTTACAACTGTAATATCATTATTTGAATTAGTTGGTGTTATTAGAAGTCTTACGTTGCCACCGCTGATATCCGCATCAAATGTTGCAAGACTAATATCTGTATACACAATAGCATACTCGGTTACGTGAGGAGTTGTTCCATTGTGAATCATTAGAATCTCACTAGCGTGATAGTAGTTGTTTACAGTGTCGTGAACTTGAACAGTATACTTAGCAGTTCTAAATGTGCTTGCACTCCAAGAATCTACAACTTGATCAGCAGTTGTAGCTGTAGTAGTTAGTGTTGCTGTATGAATGCCTACATCAGAAACTTGTAGCTTGGCACGAGGCTCTACAGTTCCAACTCCAACATAGTTATTAGTAGAGTCTACGTACAGAGTACCAGAATCTACGTTTAATCCACCTACTGCGATTGCGCTAGAAGTTGTTGCACCATTAGCAGTTACAGAAGCTAAAGTGATTAAGTTTGTATTTGTAGCATTGCCAAAGTCTAGGTAGTAGCTGCCTTCTTGGCTGTCTAATCTATCAGCATTAAGATTAGTTACAACTGAAGTGTTAGATACAAGTAGTGTATCTAGCTTTAACCATGAATAACTACTTGGACTTACAGTAACGTTTGTAGTAGGATCATTACTATTTACAAGAGCGAAGTACCCTTCACTTTGATCATAGTAGAATGCAGAGTTTCCGCTAGCTCCACGGTTAAAATATATACCAGTGTCGGCACTAGGCAGTCCGGTAGTATTAGCTCCTAGTTCAATAAAGCGATCATCTACAACTAGGTTAGTACTAGCTACTGTTGTAACGTTTCCATTTACAGTTAAATTGCCTTGAACAACAATGCTATCACCAAAAGTCTTAACTCCGTTGATAGTTTGATCACCGCTAGTACGTACTACGGTAGAATCTACATCAATTGTAACGTTGCCCGTTAGATCACCACCACCACTTAGACCATCTCCAGCAATAATATTAACGCTAGAGTTAGCTTTGATGTTAATAGCGCTGTTTAACCCACTCCAAGTTGCGTAGTCGTTAGCCTTATATTCAGACACTAAAGCTGTATAAGTAGCATAGTCATTTGCTTGATATTCGTTTACAAGAGTGCTATAAGTAGCCCAGTCGTTAGCATTAACGAACGTGTTAGAAGCGTCTCCACCACTAGTTACGTTGTCTTGTACCGTATTGATGAATCCTACAAGAGTAGTATAGCTACTATAGTCATTTGCAAATGCCGCAGTTAGCGTAACTCCATCGTTTGCTTGAGCGCTTAGTAAGGTAGCAGCATCATTGCTATAAGCTGATAGCAGTGTGGCATAGTCGTTAGCGCGGTATTCGCCTTGAAGAGTTGTATAGGTGGTGTAGTCGTTTGCACGAGCGCTAGCAAGTGTAACTCCATCATTGGCCTGAGCGTTTAGATAGGTAGCATAATCGTTAGCAGCAAACTCGCCTTGCAGAGTTGTATACGTTGCATAGTCGTTTGAACGAGCGCTTGCAAGAGTTACGCCATCATTGGCTTGAGCGTTTAGATAGGTAGCATAGTCATTAGCTGCAAATTCACCCTGCAGAGTAGTATAAGTGTTATAATCGTTAGCGCGGGCAGTAGCTGCAGTAGCTCCGTCGTTAGATAATGCAGCTAGATAAGTTGCATAGTCGTTAGCAGCAAACTCGCTCTGCAGAGTGGTATAAGTGTTATAGTCGTTAGCGCGTGCACTTGCAAGTGTTGCTCCGTCATTTGACTGAGCTGCTAAATAAGTAGCATAGTCATTAGCAGCAAACTCACCTTGTAAAGTGGTATAGCTGTTATGATCGTTAGCAAGAGCAGCTAGATAAGTTGCGTAGTCGTTGCTACGAGCTGAAGCTAGTGTTACTCCGTCATTGCTGTATGCTGCAAGAAGAGTAGCATAGTCGTTAGCTTCGTATCCACTAGCTCCGGCTCCAACGTTGTTTTGAACTGTGTTGATGAATCCCACAAGAGTGGTATAAGTGTTGTAGTCATTTGCGCTAGCGCTTAAATGTGTAGCATAGTCGTTAGCTAAAACGTTAACTCCATTAACTACGATTGTAGTCTGGGCTGAAATACCTTGTTTTACGACAAAATCTTTAATTGTTGCCATTAGTCTTTCCTTTATGCGCTAAGAACGGTTCTAAATACTTTTACTTCATTAATTGCGTATGTTGGAGTTCCAATCAAACGAACTACGTTATTAAATAGCGATGCGTTAAAATTCATTAATCGAGTGCCTTGGTTTACCACGGCATACTCAGTAACAAAAATGTCAGTATCGTTATGAACTAAAAATATTTCGGAAATTTCATATTCATTAGCACTGCTGCTATAAACTTGAACTTGGTATTTTGCACTACGAAAGTCTAGTGCGCTCCAAGAATCAATAATTTGGTTAGGTAGGGTAGTTGAGGTGGTCATAGCATAAGTGCCTAGACCTACATCACCTATTTGTAAATCAATTTTAGGACTGGTTGTGTTGATTCCAACTTTAGAGTTAGCTGCATCAATGAACAGCACGCCGTTTGAAAAGTTTTTAGTTCCGCCAATAGCCTGATCACCGCTAGTACGAACTACAGTTTCATTAACGGCTATAGAAACGTTTGAGGCGAGGTTGCCCCCGCCGCTAAGTCCATCGCCTGCTACAACAAAAGTGTTGCCAAGTCCTGTAACTGTAGAATTACCAGCAGGACCACGAGGTCCGCGAGGTCCAACTACAGCAGGAGCGTTAACAATAACAGAATTGTCTAAAACTGTAACACGATTTTCAGTTGTAAATACTGTTAAAATACTCATACAGTAACCGATCCTTGTATTTCAAAACGACCTTCAATAATTGGTGTTACATATCCTTCGCTATCAGTAATGTTTAGCTGATAACGAGCTACAAGCGGGGAGATGTTTGCTGAATTGGCAGCAGTTAAAAATAAGCGAAGATTGCCATTAGCTCCATCTTCACGATCTTCAGCAGCTCCAGCTAAAAATATAAATCCGTTTGCAGTTAGATCTGTATTAAACTCAACTAACACAGGAAAGCTTGGCAGTTCGCGAACTTGAATACGCGCGCTATATCCGGTTAAGTCAATAGGAGTGCCGGCTACGTCACGATAAGAAATCGGAAGATCATAAGTGACTCCCTGTTGTGTTATGATGTCATACCGACCTGGTAATGTTGTCAACTTTTATCTCCAAGTAGATCTTGCATTAAACTGCTGTAGTTGTTGGTTTGGTTGTTAACTTGCACAGCAGTTGTAGGAGCTTTAGGACGGCTATCGCGATCCATATCATTAAGCAGTTTTAGCCAATCTAACAAATCGCGCTTTGAAAACACGCCGGTTTCAGCTGCTTCAGCCATTTTTTCATCAATCACACGATTTATAACTTGCATACGACGCACACGATTTAGATATCCTTGACTCATGTACACTGAATCTACGTATCGTTTTATTTCGCCACGTTCGGCTATTGCAGTAACTTGGTCATTACTCAACCCAGTCATCTCAGCGATTTGCGGGATGCTTTTGCCACTTAATATCTCATTAGCTACCACTAGATGTTGCGGATCTAGCTCTGGCGCACTTAACGCATCGTTCAAATTGTCGCTATAGGTTACTGGAGTGTTCATCGCTGATATAATGCCTCTAATTTAAATAGTGCCACTCCGTATGGAGCGTTTAGTCCTGAGTCTGTTTCTACGCTTAGCACACGAATTTCTTCGATGTCAGGACGCTGCTTTTTGATATATTGCATGATGTGTTCTATATCTTGAGCCAACAGTTCACCGCTTTCTTCAACTTCCTGGTCGTATGTATATCCACGAAGATCCATTGTAAGCACGATGAACCGGTTATTGCCGCCATAGTGAAAATAGTCTTCACGTTCAACAGTAAGATATACGCTTGGAAAGCTTGCAATCTCATCAAAAAACTTGAATCCCATGTACACATCACGATGAAGATTATAGTTAAAACGATAAGCACGATCAAATGGTGAAAATTGACCATCTATACGGTTTAGTTCGGTGATGATTGCGCTTACTACTTCTGCACTTGTTGTCATAATTTATTATAGTGCACATTATGTATAGTGTCAAAGCCTTTTTTTTAAATTTTTTGCGATATATTTGCAGCA